GCAATGGAGTATCTGGAGGTAGCGGTAGTGGAGGCGCCGTAACCGAATCCAACAGCGGTATTCCTCTTAGATTTGGAGGATCAGGAACTGTTGGTCAAGGAAATAGTGGAGGTAATGGTTTTGTGGCGTGGAGTTGGAGTGGCTGTTCCGGTGGTGGTGGTGGTGCTGGACAAGCAGGTTCGGATGGCGGCAATAGTCCCGGTAGCGGTAAGGGTGGTAATGGAATACTATGGTATGGAAATTACTATGGTGGTGGAGGTGGAGGTGGAGAAGTTAATGGTAGCTATGTTGGAGCAGGCGGTTTAGGTGGAGGAGGCAATGCAGTTATTAATAGTACTGGTCAAGATGGGGTAAATAATACTGGCGGTGGTGGCGGTGGAGGAAGTTATACCGGAGCGTACTATAACGGAGGAGCAGGAGGTTCCGGAGTTGTTATCATTCGCTCTTTAGTTCTTGCCTCATCAACCACGGGCTCTCCAATCATAACAACAGACGGATCTTATAACGTATACAAATTTACAGCAACAGGCTCTATCACATTTTAATAGGTAATAAATTATGAAATTAGATAATACAGTAACAATCGACTTAGGCTCTGGTGATCCTTTAGTACTAAACGAATTAGATGTTGTTCTTATGGATCATGAATCTAGAAAATTAGTTTTAGCAAAAGTTCATCCATTAGCAGGCCCTCTCTCACTATGGAGAGGTTCAGAGTATGACGAGGCTGGGGACTATACTCAAGCTCAAGTTGAAGCTAGAATAAAAGAACTATTAGGAGAGAATCTAGAAAGACTACCAAGCTTATTCCACAGAGAAATAGTATAAATGGCTACACAAACTCTTAATCTATTACCATCTGCTCCATCTCAGGTGGATCCTTTTTATGTATTGCCAGCAAGCGATAGCGGTAAGACATATAAAGTTTCCATATCTTCTTTGTCTGATTGGTTATCGTCTAAAGATATGGTTACCAAAAATTCTAACTATACTTTATCTTACTCTGATGGTAAAGCTGTTATAAATTATGTTGGTAATGGTGCGTCTAATTTAATCGTACCAAGTCATAATGAGCCAATTTCAATTGGTACCACCATTAATATAGCAAATAATTCTCTAATGGGCTCTCTCAATATTGTGTCATCTAGTGGTGTTGTTGTTAATAGTGCTTTAGGATCATATGTCAAAAATTATGGACTAGCTTCATTAACTAAAGTCGATACTAACTCTTGGATTCTGGGTGGTAATCTATCTGTTTATCAAGACCCATATTTTGAACAAACTAAACTTTTATTAAGAATGACAGGAACCGATAACAGTACAACATTCCTAGATAGTAGCTTATCTCCTAAGACCATAACGCCTAACGGCGGAACTAAAATTGTAACATCTAATAGCAAATTTAACGACAGTAGTGCTCAATTTTCTAATAGTACTCTATCAATACCAAGCAGTTTGGACTTTAATTTTGGTACGGGAGATTTCACAATAGAATGTTGGGTATATTTAAATAATCATGGAGGTAACGGATATAATCACTTTTTCTCCATTGATCAACAAAATACTTTCGCTTTTAAATCATATAATGAATCATATTATTTATACGCTAATAGCACAACAGCAGTATCAACAACCATCTCTCCGATTTTAAACTCTTGGCATCATCTGGCATTAGTTAGATATGGTCAAAGATTATTCATATTTGTAAATGGAGAATTAAAAGGGGAATCAATAATACCTCAATCAAATACTTACGGTAGTACCTCTGGAGTTTTGATAGGTTCTGCTAATGGTACTACTGGAGAATATTTAGACGGATTTTTGAATGATCTTAGAGTAACAAAAGGACAAGCCCGATATACTGTTAATTTTACTCCACCAACTGAATATCTTTATAAAAACCAAAATGTCATTACTAATCCAAGTAGCATTCTTGGGTTACAGCTATGGTTAGATGCTAGCGATAGTAGTACCCTATATGACGCAGTAGACGGGGGGTCGTTGGTGTCAGCAGATAGTTCCGTATTAAAATGGACAGATAAAAGTACCAACAACTATACTGCAACACAAACAAATTCTTCATATGCTCCAATAAAAAAAACTTCAGTCATTAATAATAAAGATGCTTTATTGTTTGATGGAACTAATGATTATATAGATATTAATAGTATATCAATGTCTCAAAGAATTACTGCTTTTGTTGTATGGAGACCGAATAATGACTCTTCTTATGCTTTTGATTCTACAACAAGCACAGATGGGACTTCCAATAGAGTAACCTTTTTAAATGTTCAAGGACCATATGTTTATGCCGGAGCAGATTTAAGGAATACAGATAATCAACTCACTAATAATTGGACTGTTTGTTCTATGGTATTTGATAAAACATCTTCTAAGTCTTATATTAATTCAGCATTATCCGCAAGCGGAAACTCAGGTTCAAACAATATGACCTCCCTTAGGATTGGTTCTAGATACTCTTTGGAGAATTATTTAAATGGGTATATTGGAGAAATACTATTATACGATTCTGCAATAACAGACAGCGAAAGAATAGCTATTGAGGCTGGATTAAAGCTCAAATGGGGAATTAGCTCATAATTGGTGTATTAATAGATATCCTCTAATATTAGGAGCTTTATAATGCCTGATAATGAAAAGCTAAAAGCCATCGCTATTAAAATTCTAGAAAAGTCAAGAGTACCCAAAGAAGATAACTATGGATTTGCTGTAGTCACCATTCTGATGATCATAAGCATAGTTCTAACATGTGTTAGAATTCTACAAGAATGCAACAAGAACAAACTATCTGATCAATCTACTGCAGAGGATAAATGCTCAATGTATGGTGAACAACTTAAAGAGTTCAGCTCAAGAAAAGGCTGGTTCACTAAAATGAGAATCAAAAAGATTTTGAGAAGAGAGATGAGTAGGGAAGATTATGAAAAATATTCTCTAACCATACTGAACGCTTTGTTAGAAACAGGAGAAATTCTCACGGATGATGAGGTAGTAACTTTAGTGGAGGCAGCAAATGTTTAATATAATGGTGTGGTGTGTTTATGGCTTGTTTGTTGGATCAATAGCAAAGAGCATAGTACCGGGAGAAGAAAATTTTGGTTTTTGGAAAACTGTAGCTCTAGGGGTTGCAGGATCGTACTGCGGAGGTATAATAACCTATCTCTTGGGCATGACGCCCTTACAACCCGCAGGGATAATCATGGGAGTTGCAGGAGCAATTGCTTCCTTGGTATTTTACAAAAAGCTATTAGAAAAATAATCGACTCTACAAAATGAGACCAATCTGGACGGACTACTTCTTGGGATTAGCGAAAGTTATTTCTCAAAGAAGTCATGACATACATACGCAACATGGATGCGTAATAACTGATCAAAATAATAGGATTCTAGGGGTTGGATATAATGGATATCCACGAGGATTAGACGATAGCAAGCTACCCAAAAATCGTCCGGATAAATATCCGTGGATGGTTCACTCTGAAAGAAACGCACTATCCAATTGTGTTGTACGACCAGACAATGGAATAGCATATGTTACAGGTCAGTGCTGCAATGATTGTATTATGGCTTTGTGGCAAGAAGGAGTTCAGACAGTTTATATGATTGATGACCACGGGACTCATTTATTTGATGATAACGCTAAAAAAATATTTGACACTTTTGTAGAAATGAGTGGAATAAAAATTTCTAGAGTAACACCAGATCTCTCTTGGCTCAAGAGCTTGTGTGGTGTACTATGAATACATCAGTATTTTGTTTTTTATTATCGTTATCCGTATCAATTTATTCTTTTTACAAGGGCGATCAGCCAAATATGGTTTTAGGCAATTTTTTGATCACTCTCGCCCTAGGTTTCACAGCACTATTAAGTAGGAGATAATATGTCAGCACTTCAAGAACTACAGAATTATACATTTGTTAGCAAGTATGCTCGTTGGTTAGAAGACAAGAACCGTAGAGAAACCTGGAAAGAGGCGGTTGATAGAGTAAGAAGTATGATGCATACTAAGTATGATGAGTTCGGTATCTCAGAGGATATCGATTGGGCTTATGATATGATGTATAAGAAAAAGGTTCTTGGTAGCCAAAGAGCTTTACAGTTCGGTGGAGACCCTATTCTAAAGCGTCACGCTAAAATTTATAATTGCACAGCAAGCTACTGTGATCGCCCAAGATTTTTTCAAGAATGCTTTTGGTTATTATTGTGTGGTTCTGGCACAGGCTTTAGCGTTCAAAAGCACCACGTTGCAAAACTACCATCATTAGAACACGACGTAGAAGAAGGTCAAGCCGTCAAGCACGTTATTGATGACAGTATCGAAGGATGGGCCAATGCTCTAGGGGTTCTATTGAGTTCCTACTTTAGTAAGCCTGTTGATGAATTCAAGCAATACAAAAATTCTCATGTGGTATTTGACTACTCAAATATTAGGCCAAAGGGCGCTGCTTTAGCTTCTGGTGTGGGCAAGGCTCCTGGATATGAGCCATTAGCTAATGGTCTAGAAAAAATTCGTGCTCTATTAGATACTTGTATCGCTAATGGACAAAAGAAGCTTCGTCCTATTGATGCTTACGATATTGTTATGCATAGTAGTGATGCGGTATTATCTGGTGGTGTTCGACGAAGTGCTTCATTAGCGTTATTTAGTCATGATGACGAAGAAATGGCTAAAGCTAAAACAGGCAACTGGTATATCGACAACCCCCAAAGAGCACGAAGCAACAACTCAGCACTCCTGCTCAAGAACGAAACAACTTATGAAGAATTTACTACTCTAATGGAGAGTGTAAAAGAATTTGGAGAACCAGGATTCATATGGAGCGATTCAACAGAGATGGTTTTTAATCCCTGTGTAGAAATCTCTCTTTATCCTGTGAACGAACAAAACGGCAAATCTGGCTTTCAAGGTTGTAATCTATCTACCATTAATTGTTCGTCAATTGTTGATGAAGAAGATTTTTACGAACGCTGTAAGGCAGCAGCCCTAATAGGAACTTTACAGGCTGGTTTTACTAAGCTAGAGTATCTCGGTAAAGACAGTGAAGCAATCTTTGAAAGAGAAGCTTTGCTTGGAGTATCTATGACCGGCATTATGGAAAAGCATGACCTAATTCTTTCTGAAGAAGTCTTAAAGAAAGGGGCCAAGATTGCTGTTGATACTAATAAGAAAATGGCCCAAAAGATTAATATCAATCAGGCTGCAAGAGTAACCTGTTTAAAGCCCGAAGGAACATCTTCAAGCATGTTGGGCACAAGCTCCGGCATCCATCCACATCATGCTAAACGATACATAAGGCATGTACAAGCCAACGTTTTAGAAGCACCCTTCCAGCACTTCAAGAAACTAAACCCGCAAGCCTGTGAAAAGTCTTCGTGGTCGGCCAATAATACCGATGAGGTTATTAAATTTCCAATAGAGGTTCCAGACGGGGCCAAATTAAAGAACCAGCTTCCAGCAGTAGAAATGCTTGGCATTGTTAAAGACACTCAAAAAAATTGGGTACAATCTGGTAAAAACAGATCATTATGTACTCAAGAATATTTAAGTCATAATGTGAGTAATACTGTCACAGTTAAACCAGACGAGTGGCATGCTGTAACCCAGTATATTTATGATAATCGAAAATATTTTGCAGGAATATCTTTGATTCCACAAAGCGGAGATAAAGATTATCCACAGGCCCCATTTACCACAGTTTATACTAGCAGAGAGATTGTTAAAGAATACGGTGATGCTGCTTTATGGTGTTCTGGTTTAATTGAGCTTGGACTAAATGCTTTCAATAATAATCTATGGGCAGCTTGTGATTATGTTTCAATGAATCAAGCCAAAGATGGAGATAATGAGAATAAGCTTGTGTTCACTACCAAGATGAAAAATTTTGCTGGTAAATACTTTGATGGAGACACTAGGAGACTAACGTACTGCATGAAGGATGTTTATAATTGGAAAATCTACTGTGATCTATTTGATAGCTTTAAAAAGGTAGACTACACACAACTTTCTGAAACAGAAGACAATACTGCTGGTATTGAAGAAATTAGTTGTGCAGGAGGGGCTTGCTTACTATAATGCCAGTATATTTTAAAAAACTAGATCCTAAAGCTACTCTACCATCTAGAAATAATGTTTCAGATGCTGGAGCTGATTTGAGATCTATAGAGAATGTTATTATTCCTCCGTTGTCTCGTGCTCTTATTAATACCGGATTGTCTTTAGAGATTCCTTATGGCTTTTATGGAAGGATAGCTCCAAGATCTGGTTTGGCAGTTAAAAACGGAATAGATGTTTTAGCTGGTGTGGTGGATAGTTCTTATCGAGGGCCGCTAGGTATCGTTCTGTATAATACAGACAAAGAGAAAGAGTTTGTTGTCAATATTGGAGATAGGATTGCACAGATCATATTTGAACAACACTGGAATTTTAAAATGGAAGAAGTATCAGACCTTTCAGATACCAGTAGGTCAAATAATGGGTTTGGCTCTAGTGGTATAAAATAACATAACTACAGATAGCGGTGTATATTAATAGTAAATTGGCACACATTTCTCCTCTGTAGTAAAAGGGTATAAATTGAGAAATAGAAAAAACGCTAAGAAGAAGAAGGTTCTAGATGCGACAAAAGATCTCACCCCAACAATAGGAAGTGCTTACAGAAATAGATTAAAGCCCAGAACAGAAAACCAAAAAGAATACATTAGAACAGCGGCCGAAAATGTTATTACTTTTTGCCAGGGTGTTGCCGGAAGCGGCAAAACTCACATCGCCATTGGTATGGCTTTAGAATATCTACTAGACGAAAAAATCAAGAAGATTATTATTACTAGACCAGTAGTAGAATCCGGAGAAAAAATAGGGTATTTACCAGGAACAGCAGAAGAAAAAATACATCCATATCTTTTACCTCTGTTAGATGAAGTAAATCACTTTATACCAACCGCTCAATATATTAGTCTAAAAACCAATAATAAGATAGAAATAGTGCCACTAGGCTTGATGAGAGGTCGTAATTTTCATAATGCTTTTATTGTTGCTGATGAATGCCAAAATGCTTCTTATGATCAGCTTAAGATGCTATTAACAAGAATTGGAAACAATAGTAAAATGATACTAACTGGAGACGTTAGTCAGTCAGACCTACATAGACATATGCAGGGAGGATTTTATGATATGATTACCGCTCTCAATGGTGTTGAAGGCATAGGTGTTTCTAGATTAGACAGTTCAGATATTGTTAGACACCCAATTATAGGAAAAATAATAGGCCGTTTGGATAGCTACGAAAATGAAAGTTCAAAATAGTAGATGTCTTGTATTAAATGCTGATTATACTCCACTTGGAATTATATGTTGGCAGAGAGCATTGGTGTGGTCTGTTCGTTATGAACATAGCTCATCCATGTCCATAGAAATTATTGACTTTTATAAAGACGATTGGATAGTAGGAACCAACAATAAGAAACACCCAATCCCAGCAGTAGTAAAAACTAACAGATATTTAAAGCTACATAATCAGTCTGTAAATTTTTCTCGTAAAAATCTTTTTATTAGAGATGATTATACCTGTCAATATTGTCATCAGAAAAAAGAAACAAATCAATTAACTTATGATCATGTTATTCCTAAATCTAAATGGCAAAATAAAAATACTAGCCCAACATGCTGGACTAATATTGTAACAGCATGTGTGGAGTGTAATAGGAAAAAGGCGAACAGAACACCAACTCAAGCCAATATGGCGCTTAAAACTTTGCCGTACCAGCCTTCCAAAAATTTTAAGTACTTGCCTGTGGTCGGACTACTGTTTAATATAAGATCGGATATTCCTAATGAATGGCAACCGTTTTTACCAGAAGCATACTTTTATAACTAGGATTCACTAAGATGAAATCAGGAGCTTTTCATATAAGTCCCAGTGCAGAACAACAAGAAAACAATACAAAATACTACGGACTAATCGACGAACATGACTTTTTAGACGATCAGGGCGATCCTAGAATCACAAAAGAAAATGATGGAAAAATTATGGCTAAGGCCATGCCGAATAAGCCATCTAAGCATATGACAAATACTCAAATGCAATATAGATTTTATGTCAGAACCGAACAAAATAATACTATTTATAATCCTGTGCCGATAGCTTCGTCTGTTAAGGACAAGAAACCTTTTCAGTTCATTAATAATGTGTGTAAAAACAATATGAACTTTAAAGAAGTTTCACAGTCCGTGTTTGATAAGTATCTAACTTTCTTAAAAACCAAAAATAATAGATGGTTAAATGCGGCACAAAGAGAAATAAAATAAAATGCCAACATACTCATATTCGTGTAATAAGTGCAATAGCTCTTTTGAGTTGTTTTTTTACATTAAAGACTACATTGAACAACCAAAGTGTCCGTCATGTAATTCGAAACAAACAAATAGGTGTTATATCGAAGACGTTTCAACCATAAATGCTTCTGTAAAAAAAGCAGACAGTGAACTTACTAGCCTAGGAGATTTAGCAAATAGGAATAGAGACAGAATGAGTGATGACCACAAACAGTTTTTATTCCAAAAGCACAACGAATATAGGGAGGATGCATCTAGTACTGATCTTCCTACCGGCATGTCAAGAATGAAGAAACACCCTAAGACAAAATGGACAGACAATGGAAAAACAACCACTAACAGACGAAGAACTCGATAAGCTAAAAAGTCTTTTATCAGATGACTCATACAATTTTTATGAAAGACAATTCAGAAATCAGTTAGATTTGTTTCCAGAACAGACTAAGTTGATCGATTGTCCTTTAGAGTTAACTCTAAATTTAAGTATTAATGTATTAGAGCAAGATGAAGAAGGCAAAAACGTAGGCTCTGCAGGGCTGAGTAATTATACTTATCATATACCAGTACCTAGTGGACAAGATCATCAAAAGTATATAGATGCTTTTATATCTCACTTTGAAAAAGCAATAGTAACAGCATCAGAACAAACAGAAGAAACATTAACACAAGAAAAGAACGATACCAATGGATAGCTTTATATTTCAACAAAAACCAGCGACCAATGTCGATTCTACGAATGAATTCTATACCTTACAGGGGATGGAAGATGTTGTAGACTCGGAACAAAACTGTAGACTAAACGACGAAACACCAAACAAAGTATTCGCCAAAAAGATATATCGTGCTGATAATACACATAGATTTTATATTAGGGTTAGCAATAACGGTAAACTCTATAATCCAGTATCTATCTATGGAGAAGAAAAAATTAATACATTTTTAGACAGAGTATGTAAAGACAGTATAAAGTTCAAAGAAGTAAATGAAAAAACCTTTAATCTTTATGTTGGTTTTTTAAACACTAAGAATATCGCATGGCTCAATAACGCCGAAAGAGAGGTTTCATAATGTCTGCTAGAATCACTAAAACACAAAAATATGCAATAATGTGGCTACATAGTCAAGGACAAGAGTCCGCATCAATAGCCAAAGAACTAGACGTAGATACCAAGTCGGTGGATCGTATTTTAGAAAAAACTACCAACACTAAGGGATCAGACAAAATTAAGACCACTTCAGAGGTAGTAGGTAAGACTTCTTCGAAAGAGTTAATGATCAGACACACATCATCAAAGAAAAATAATAGTGTAGCTATCATGACTAAAGAAGCATCAGAAGTAAATGATCATGCACGACCAACTAATACAGCTAATCCCAGAAATCAAAAACACATCTTTAAACCAAATGGGTGAACATGAGCAATAAGTACCCTTCGAAATACTCGAACGGTAAGCTCGTATCTGCTGCTCAATATATTACAGAGATAATATGCGAGAATAAAGCCAAGCTTACTGGTCAAGATTTGCATTATAGATTTTGGGCAAATAAAACATGGTCAGCATATTACAGGAATCAAATAGGCACGGCCAACAAGCTTCTGGAAAAGTATTCTGAAACAGCAATCGTTAGAGCTTTGAATACCAAGGAAGCTTCAAAAATTTATTCCTTACGTGCTCCTCACCTGAACCCTATTATAGAACAACAGGAGAAAATACTAGAATCTCAGAATAAGTCATTAACTCTTGAGTTTGACAGAAAAGAAGACAAGACTTATAAGACTAGCGATAATATTAAAAAGGGCATACTTTCTAAATTAAAGGATCTAGACGATGGCGCTTAAAGAAGATGTTAAAAAGAATTTTGGAGATAATGTGATGCTAACGGCAAATGCCGTTATTGATAAGTCCTTGATTACCATCCCAGTTAGTCCGGCATTAGACGTTGTACTAAATGGCGGCATCCCAGAAGGATCGTTTGTTATTTTTACAGGACAACCCAAATGTGGAAAAACAACGACCTCTTTAGATTTCTGTGCAACCGCACAAAAGAAAGAGTACGCTCACGGATCATTCAAAGAAGGTAGAGAAGTTTACTACCTCAATATAGAAGGTCGCTTAAAGAAAAGAGACTTAGAAGGAATACCCGGATTAAATCTAGAAAAATTCAACATTATTGGATCTCAAGAAGGTAAAATCTTACACGCAGAAGAATATCTTCAAATTGGAGAAAGAATCATTAATGAAATTCCGGGATCAGTAGTTATTATCGACTCATACTCTGCTCTGTGTACAGAAGCTGAAATTACTAGCGATATGGACAAGATGCAAAGAGCAGACGGAGCTAAGTTATTGGCTAAGTTTTGCAGGAAAGTCTCAAATGTTATTCCCGTTAATAGGAACGTAGTTATAGGCATTACTCACCAAATGGGTAATCCAGGAATGGGTCATAGTGAGTGGAAAGAAAAGAGTGGTCAAGCTATCGCCTATCAAACAGACATTAAAATTAAAGCCAACTATTTTAGTCCTTGGAACTTAAGTACCGACAGTCCTCAGATTGGTCAAGAAGTACATTGGCAAGTTATGTGTTCTGCTCTAGGTGCTCCTGGTGGTAAAATCACAAGCTATCTTAGATATGGTCAGGGAATTGATAAGCAGATGGAATTACTGACACTTGCTGTAGATTTGGGTCTTGTGTCAAAGGGTGGTGCATGGTATACTATGTCATCTGTTGAGGATAAGCCCAAATTTCAAGGTCTTGAGAAAACAAGACAGTATTTGGTTGATCATCCCGAAGTTTATGATGATTTATGGACAAAGGTCAAGGATACTATGGGAATCAAATGCAAGTAAAAGATCTAGACGGGAATTCTTGTAATTGGCAATTAATTGGTAATATTGCACATGGATCAGTTCAAAATAAGTCTAGTCTGCATTTACAGGCTAGAGAATTAATCCATACGTGTTTTCCTACTTTACAAGTTTTGGAAGAAATACCAGTTAATATCAGAAGATCAGAAACCCTTTATCTAGACTTTTATTTGCCACTAATTAAAAAATGCATAGAGGTTCATGGTGAACAACATTATAAGTTTAGTAGGTTTTTTCATAATAGTCCACTAGGATTTATCAGACATAAGAAAAGAGATCAGGAGAAGAAAGATTGGTGTGAATTAAATGGAATTGAATATATAGAATTACCATTTGATCAAATAGACCAATGGGAATCAAGGATAAAAAATGAATACTAAAGAACAAGTTAATGAATGGGATAGGATTCTTGACGAATATGAAAAAGGCCTTGGTCTGGGAACATATAGAGCAGATACTTTTCCAGAAGAAGAGCTTAACAGCTATTTTCAAATGAGTAGGGATGAGCTTGAAAAAACAACGCCAGAAGTTTGCGGAGAGATAGCTTATAGATTGGGACAATTTGCATTTCATGTTCAGAGATCTATAAATAGAGAACTATCCCGATTGAATTGGGCAGACGAGACCATAAAAGAGACAATAGCTGAAGACATTAATAATTATAAGGGATATGGTTATATTGAAAAGTCTTTTCAGGCCATTAAAAATAATGAGAAAGCATCAGCATTAAATAAGATTAAAAAGTACGCTAAACAAAGAAGCGATAGACTTCAATATTTGGCAAACAGTATTAAACATCTATCAGACATTATGTTATCTATCCAAAGGGCAAAGGTGAAAAATGGATCTTAATGATTTAGCTAAAAATCCAGAACAGCTTAAAAATTTAATTACTCTTCTTCAACAAATGCTGCCTACAACAGCAGAGGAGAATAATGAAGAACAGGGGTCCGAAGAGGAGTTTACAGCACCACTAAGGACCAAGGGTTCTAGACGTAAGACTAAACAAGCAAAGAATAAATTCGTTGATATGCCAGAGCGAGATATGCATAAAGACGATACTATTATTGATCAAAAATTAGCTAGATTTCCACCAGTTAGTAGAGCAAGACCATTTCAATTGGTGGAAGTTCGTTGTCGTGTTTGTGGCAAAACTGAGAAGGTAAGCCCCTCATTAGTTTTTGAGGGAGTAGATCGATATAAGTGTAATAACTGTTCAACGTCGTCGGGGTGAAAGGACATAAAATGATATTGTGTGATCCGTCAGCCGAAAGGGCTGTATTGGCCGGTATATGTAGGTTTGGTGAAGATGCTTATTTGGATATTGCAGACATTGTCCAGCCATCTACTTTTACCATAGATAGTAATGGCATTATATACTCTTGTTTAAAAACTTTGTGTGAACGGGACCATAAACCCACGATAGACATCCCATCCATTTTTTCTGTTGCACAAGAATTAAACTTTGGTCAAATATTAACAAAAAAAGAAGAAGCCCAGCATCTGAAGGCTATTCTTGATTTTCCTGTTAATCTGGAGAATGTTCGCAAGTTTGCGGCTAAAATTCGTAAGCTAGAAATTGCTAGACTATTAAGACAACAACTTGAAGCAGCACAAGACAAGATATTAGATATTAATGGTAGCGAACCAATAGCTTCTATATTAGGCATAGCAGAAGATGCTGTGTTTAATTTTTCTTCACTCCTTAGTGACACAGACAATCATCCTGTTTGTTTCGGCAATAACATAGATGAGTATCTGGTCGAATTAGAGGAAAAGAAGGTTGATCAAGTAGGTATATCCACAGGCTTTCCAATATACGATCAGTCCATTGGCGGAGGATTGCGAAAAGGCACGGTTAATGTAATCGCCGCTCGACCTAAGACTGGTAAAACTCTGTTGTCTGATAATATGGGGCAATATATAGCTAATACGGTAGGCATACCAGTATTAAATATGGATACGGAAATGAACAAAGAAGACCATATCCATCGAATTCTAGCAATGATGACGGAAACAGAAATTAACGATATAGAAACTGGCAGGTTTGCTGACTCCCCAGATAAGAAATCTAAGATAGTACAAGCCGCTAGTTGCCTAAAGAAAAGTAGATGGTTTCATAAGTCTATAGCAGGTAAAGCATTTGAAGAACAGCTAGCAGTTATGCGTAGATGGCTTTTGAAAGAGGTTGGACTCAATGATGACGGCACAGCTAAGGAGTGTGTGATATTCTATGATTATCTAAAGCTTATGGATAGCGCAGGCATGAGTCAAGACCTTAAAGAATATCAGGTCTTAGGTTTTATGATGACAGCACTACATAATTTTGCTGTTAGATATAAAGTTCCAATAGTGGCCTTTATTCAATTAAACAGAGATGGCATCACAAAAGAAAGCACCGACACCGCATCTGGGTCAGATCGTATTATATGGTTATGTAGTAATTTTTCAATTTTCAAACGCAAGTCTGACGAAGAAATTGCAGAGGATGGCCCAACAAATGGGAATAGGAAATTAGTACCGTTAATTAGTCGTCACGGCGGAGGCTTAGACGATAATGACTACATTAACTGTCATATGAAAGGTTGGTGTGCTAAAATTAGCGAAGGCCAGACCAGACTAGAACTAATGCATAACAATAAAGGCAATAACAAAGACGGATTTATTATAGATGACGAATCTAACAATGAAACAGCACAAATTCCATTTGAATGATCAAGCCAAATTAAAGATTGTCTGTGACGATTTATGTGATCGTATAGACGAGCTAATGGACCATTTTGGTTTAGAGTACACCTACAGTGGAAAACTTTTAACTATGAGTTGTCCCATTCATGGTGGAGACAATAAGTCTGCACTTAACTTATATCCTCAAGGTGATGTATATAGAGGTAATTGGAAATGTAGAACGCATGGGTGCGATAAATATTTCAAATCTTCCATCATAGGTTTAATTAGAGGTATTATATCTCACCAAAAATACAACTGGATCAAAGATGGAGACGATCACTGCTCGTTTCAAGAGGCCCTATCCTTTTGTCTTGCGTTCTTAAATAAAGACCTATCTGATATCAAGGTCTCAAAAATAGAAAGAGATAAAAAAGCATTTACTAGCACTATTAGATATATCAATCCAGAAAATACAATTAACCATGAAGGAATAACCCGTCAGCAAATCCGTAAAAATCTTGCCATACCAGCACAATACTATATAGATAGAAGTTATTCATCAGATATTTTGAGCAAATATGATGTAGGGCTATGTAATAGGGTCGGTAAGGAAATGTATAACCGCGTTGTTGTTCCTATCTATGATCATAAGCATCAATATATGGTTGGTTGCTCTGGTAGAAGTATTTTTGAAAAATGTAAAATTTGTTCATCTTTTCATAATCCAGAGGAAAAATGTCCATCAGAAGATAAAACAAGATTTTATTCAAAATGGAAGCACAGTGCAACATTCCAATCCCAGAATCACCTATACAATATATGGTTTGCAAAAAAGACTATTTTAGAAACTCATACGGTCATACTTGTAGAAAGTCCAGGCAATGTGTGGAGACTAGAAGAAGCTGGGATACACAATAGCGTAGCTATCTTTGGTTCTTCATTGAGCGATAGACAAAAAATGATCCTTGATGCATCCGGGGCGATGACTATCATAACTATGATGGACAATGACGAGGCTGGCAAGAAAGCTTCAGAAATAATTCGTCAAAAATGCTATAAAACATACAACGTTAAAAATATAGAATTTCCAACACAAGATGTTGGTGAGTTATCGGTAAATTACATTCAACAGAATATAGTCCCCTTACTAAAGTGAAATATGATTTTAGGAATTTCTGGCCGCAAACAGTCTGGCAAAAGCACAACAGGAAACTTTATTGTTTCTTCAAAACTAGCTGAATTAGGAATATCTCATAAGATAGATATAGACGCTGAAGGAAGAATAGTTGTTTCAGATTTGTTTGGAGATAGTAATTATGCTGGTATTTTAGATGTTTTTGTGAAGAGCAATGACTATATGATTCAGAAACTACATGAGGTTTTGGATCCCCATGTCAAAATTTATAGTTTTGCGGACCCTTTAAAACAAGATATTTGCATGAATATTCTGGGTTTAACCTATGAACAATGTTATGGGTCTGACGATGAGAAAAATGCATTAACAGATTTGACTTGGCCCGACTCAACTAATAGAATGTCGGCTAGAGACATTATGCAATATGTCGGCACCGATATTTTTCGTAAAATGAAATCAGATGTCTGGGTTTCTGCGACTATTAATAGAATTCAAAAAGAAAAACCTCAAATAGCCCTAATTACTGACTGTAGATTCCCTAACGAAGTATCTAGCATTAAAGATGCTGGGGGTTTAGTCATGAGGCTGACTCGCAATCCGTTTCGTTCCGATCATCTAAGCGAAACAATATTAGATGAATCTAATTATGATTGGTCTAATTTTGATTATGTATGCAATAATGACGAAATGAGCATATATGATCAGTGTACGGATATTCAAAAATTTTTACAGGAGACTCTACCATTATAAATATGTGCCGATAAAATACCTGGTGTATATTAATTAGTACACATAAGGAGTTTTATCGATGAAAAAAATATATGATATATCTAAGGAATATCTAGAAGAACACTATGTAAAACAACAAAAAAGTGCTGATGACATTTGTAAAGAATTAAATATTAAATCCAAGACAATAATATTTAGATTACTTAAAAAGTACAACATAAAACCCAATTCTAGAGAAGGCAAACCTTGTAAAAAAACAAAGAAATTTGGAGAAATACATCAATCGTATCTTTATTTACTAAAAGAGAGAGCAAATAGGAAAAATTTAAAATTCAATTTAAACGGTAAATATTTATGGAGGTTGTTTTTAAAACAGAATAGAAAATGCGCACTGTCTGGAATTGAGATAGTTTTTCCAAAAGCATGGGGAGCTAGATCTAAAACCCAAATTACCGCATCGTTGGACAGAGTAGATTCCAATAAGGGTTATATTGTTGGCAATGTACAATGGGTACACAAACAAATAAATACTATGAAAATGAATATGTCTGATGACGAATTTATCAACTTATGTAGAATGGTGACCAAAAATTATGATAGTGACCTACTTTAGAAGTTCTTCTTACAACACCCACAGTCTCTGCGAGCAGCAATATTTTCTTGAATACGTTTTAGGTTATCGTGGTCCATCAGGACAAAAAGCCGATAAAGGAACAATTGTTCATAAGGTTCTAGAAATTCTGGCCGTTATTAAAAAGGCGGAACAGGACGGTATTAATACCATAGATGATGATGTTATTGGAAAGCTAGATATATCTACATATAGTCTAAATACAATAATTGAAAAAGTCTATAAGTATTATACAGAAGCTAACTCCCATCACAAGTGGGCTTTAAAGGACTACAAAGACTGTCATGCATGGGTATATAAAGCTATTGAATTTAATGGTGGTATGTTCGACCCAAGAAACAGACACATTCTATGTCCAGAGCAGCACTTTGACATAGAAATTAAAAAACCCTGGTCAGCATACTCATATGACACTCCAGACGGCAAGCTGGAGGGCAACCTAGCCATCAAAGGAACGATAGATCTTATAACTCTGGTTGGCGATAATACAATAGAAATTGTAGACTGGAAAACAGGAAGAAGATTAGACTGGGCC